GGGTCATTAAATCTTCTGTTCACAAAGAAACCATTAGGCACCATGCCCATGTTTCTTAGACTGTTGATGTCATTGTCTGCACTTCCAGTTGTACCTGGTGTGTTTAAAATTACATCAGCAACGAAGATTAAATCGTTAGGTATATGTAATGATACAGCTCCTGCTCCTATCAAAATGCCTCTATCATCTTTAGTTTTTTGAACTTGTATTAAAGATGTTTCGAGTACAGTCTGAGATAAGTCAGCATTTGTACCATTATTTGCATAATTGCTTTGTGTTCCGCCAACTACTGTTGGATGTGCTGTACTGATAAATGCTTGTCCATCACCGATAGCTGAAGCACCGGCAGTAAAAGCATTATTGAAAACTTCAGCAGCTTTCTGTTGCTTTGTATTTGCCATTGCTCTAGCTAAACCTCTTGCTCTTAACTTTGAAAAAGTGTCATAGAGGTTATCCTCCATTGCTTCTTCAGTAATAGCAAAAGCTAGTGCGATAGTTTCATTGTTATATCTTGCGACATAACTTTCTGTTGCATTATCAAAAGATACAGCAGCACCTTCTAGTTTAGTTGGTGCGGTACCAAATCCTGTAAAGAGGACTTCCTCTTCAAAAGACCTGTCTGAGTTCTCTATATCATATAGAGGCTCATGTTCATTATTAACTTCTCCATACTCCATTCAATCCAGGAAGGAGCTCTTTACTAATAGCAGCTCTATTTATTGCCATGTGTTATTTCCTTTCCTAGTTATTATACAGATGTTGAAACTTGAGCTTTTACAAAATTACTTCTGTGTCCACTTAAGTATACTTCAACGATTGGATACTGGTCAGTATCAGTTACATTACCATTGACAGAATCGCCATCTAAGTCTTTTCTACCAACAACTCTTGCATGTGCACCTATTTCTACAGCAACTCCAACTGGAGCTCCTACTAATCTATAATTAGATTGTCCTGTAATTCTACTACCAGCATCAGCTGCTGATACAGTAGCTGTATAGCTATTTACAATACCAATCTCACCATCTGACAAAGTAGCATCTGATTGAACAAAATAAGTTTGTGCAGGGTCTGTAATGACATGAAGTTTGACATCAGTAACGCATGTTCCACCAGGAAAATATCTAGAAAATTTTGGTTCTCCATTTTCTACATATTGACATCCTTGGAAAACACCAGAAGGCTTCAATGATGTTGAAGCTAAAGGTGTAATAGTTCCAGCAGTATCAATAACAATCAAATCTCCAGCATAAATGTCGTTTGGAAGAAGTGATACGATACCAATAGCTGAATTTGAAACAGGTTGTACTATCTGTCCATAACCTTCAGTGTTTGGCTGACCATCTCTTTTTCGAGCAGGGAGAAAACCAAATGGATTTAAACTTGTAGCCATAATAATTCTCCTTGAATTAAAAAAAGTTGATTAAAAAATTAATCCTGAAACGAAGGTCTTCTTCCTTTCGTAACAGAACTCTTACTTGTATTACTTATAGGAGCTTGTGAATTAGATTGGCTCATTAATTGTTTATTAACAGCATCCATCATCTCACCAGACTTCTTTAAGTAATGTGCTTTTTTCGCTTCTAGTTTAAACGTAGGTATTTTACCTAATGCTAAGTCTCCACGACAGACTACACCAGCATAGCGACCTTCTTTCCTCACGACGGAAGTTGCTCCCATTTCCGGTACCTCCTCTGGAGTTACAAATTCCCAGCCTTGTTGTTGTTTCTTACCAATGTTTTGATAATCTTCATTACCTTTTAAATCGATACGAAGCCAGCCCAAGGTCATGCCTGAATTTTTAAACTTCTCTTCAACTGCAGTTGGAACATTAGTTAAAGATGGTTCTTCAAATACATAATCCTTTTGTACTCTTTCGTTAGTTTCCCTTGTTTGAGAACTACGTGTATTTACTCGTGTCATTATTTACCTCCACGTTGCATATTAATTGTTGTATAGTCACCTTCAGACTTCGTTACCTTCATCTTCTCGGCAGCATACTGTTCAAGTGGTATTCCCCATTTATTAGCTAGTCGAACATCTTCTTGAGATAGTTTAACTTTCTTTGGGTTAGGAGAGGAACGTGACCCTCCTGCAACTACTTGAGATGGTGATGACGAACCATCATTTCGTTCTTGTTGTACTGGCTTATCCTCAAATTTATTTGGAAAAGCTGTACGAATCCTTTTATCAATTTCATCATAGAAATCTTCATCATTAGGACTGTAACCTTCATTTTTAAGTTCAGCATCTATTGCTAAAGCTGATGCAGTCATGATGTTATCTTTACCAAACCATTCATTATTTGCTTGCCAATCTACAGCTCTTGGGTCTGCTTGAACTGGTTGTTGTACTGGTTGTGGTGCTTGTGTTTTTTCTTTTGGTTGTTCAGTAAATTTACTTTTTGTTACTGCAACATTTTTTAAATCAGTTTGTGCCTCATTTAATGCTTCTTGAGCTTTTAATAACTTTTCTTTATCTTGTGCTTCAAAGGCATCAGCATATGCTGTTCTTGCTAAATCTAATTTATCTTTTAATTGTTTTTCTGTTGCATCTAAGTTTAATTTACTAACTTGATTAAACTCTGTTTCTTTAGTTGTATATGAATTTTTTAATGTTTCATTTTGTTGAATGAGTTGAGCTATTTGTTCATCTCGTTCTTTTCTTTGACGTATTAATTGTCTAATTCTTTTTTCTGCACCTTTTGTTTGAATACCTTCTAGTTCTTTTTCTTTAGGTTCTTCTTTTACAGGCTCTTCTTTTTTTTCTTGAACTGGTTCAGGTTTTGCCTCAACTTTTTCTTCTACTTCAAATTCTACTTTCTCTTCTTCTTTTTTTTGCGAAGTATCTACTTCACTCCAATTATCTTCCATGTTATCCTCCGTTGTGCACGAAACAAACGCATTACGTGCTTATATTACTATTATATCACATTTTCACTGAAAATGCAACTACTATTTACATTTTTGTTAAATTAAATGTTGGGTCTAAATGTGTTGGGTCATCTACTTTCATTATTATCTGGTCATCAAATAATAATAATAGTTTAACACCTTTGTAAAATAACTTTTGTCCGGCATGTTTACCATAACAAATATAATCATCTTCTTTACACCAAGGCCCATTTGGAAACTTATCTATATCTTGATAGGCTAAGTCACCTGTTTTTAATACTCTACCAACTGTAGTTAAATAAGACATATCATCTTTTACTGCATCTGGTAATAATATACCACCTTTAGTTTTTTCCTTAATACTTATAGGTCTAACTAAAACATGATATCCTGGTAGTTCTGGTAATATATCTGGGTCTACTTTATTATCATCAGATATCCAAGAACTGTTTTGCATTGCTTTTCCTAAAGCTACTTGTTGCATTAATCATCCTCCATTCTACGTTTTAAAATATGTTTTAAATTTTGTTTACACCATTCTATACTATTGATAGAACCAACCATTTGTCTATAATGAGGATAATCAGAAGCTGAACCACTACCTAATGTTTCTTGTAACTTCTTAATTTCCTCATCATAGACTTTTAATACTTCGTCAAATATTTCCATTTAACTATTACTGGTCTGCAAATGCAGGTGCAGTCGTTGAAGTTACGTGTCCATAAACCTGATAGTTTGTACTATCAAGGCCAATAAATATAACATCAAAAGCTGCAGGCACATTTAACTGTAGACTACTATTTGAACTACCATTTGGATATACTACAGCATTATCAGCATTAGTATCTAAATGCACAATATTACCTTTGTAAAAATTACTATTACCAGGTGTTATAAATATTGCATCAGTTGCATCAGTAGCTAAACCACCATAAACAAATCTATATACAACACCTGCTTCAGGTGCAGGAAGTGTATAAGTATTATCCTGTCCACCATCTGGTACTAAATTAATTCTACCACCATGTGTTGCTTTTACTATTGTTATATTACCATCAGCTAATACTGTAGGTGTTGCTACCATTCCGGCACTACCATAAGTAAAATCTGTAGTAATAACACCAGTAGAGGAATTTTCTGTGATAGCATTAAAGCCATCTTCAGACCTCACTGGTCCTTTAAAAGTTGTATTCGCCATTTTATTCTCCTTGAATAATCTACTGTCTTGGCAAGTCTGCTAGGTCAGTCAGTAGAAGTTAATAAACCCTAGAAATTATTTATCTATATCTTTAATAAAATTTAATACGTCTTTATCTTCTTTTTGTTCTACATCTACTTGTTTCTTTGCAGAATCAAAAAGCATCTTTTGTTGTTCTAATTGTATCTTTTCTTCTTCAATAGATAACTTAGTCATCATATCTAACTTCTTTAATGCTTCTCTACTTGTTCTATCATCTACAGATTTTTGTGCTTTA